GAGGGAAAGTGACCAGACCAACCTTCAAGGTTAAACTTCGGTGCGCTTATGATGCGGTGGGCAAGCCCCCCACACCCACACTGCACGCTGGCGGTCTCATAATCCACCAGTGCCTCAGTGCGCTGCCCGCAATCGCAGGCAAATTCAAACATTCTTTTCATTCAAATCCTCGTATGCTCGTTCGCTGACCCCTTTCAGGGTTTTCAGCCAAGTCAGGATAGAAATCTCGCCTTTGCGAAATTGTAGACTTTTTTCATCCGCAATGGTAGAGACGTTGTTCATCGCGTCTAACATTGTCTCTACGTCTTCCATCAAGTCAAGCCAGCCATCCTGGGAGAACAGGTCAAATCTGGCTTCGTAGTACTTTTGTAGTTCTGGTGTCATTTTTAAGCAGTCATGGTTGAGGCGACAGTTTGAACGGCAGCAACGCGGCGACCCCAACCTTTGCCAAACGTGGGCCAATGTGGCAAATCCATTAGGAAGGACAGGCGGCGCTTGGCATAGTCCTCAACCAGATCGGCGGGATCAAAGGACAATACTGCCGCCAGCGTCTTGGGGCCGATACCGCCATCAGGCTCAACGCCTACGCAGGACTGCAACCACTTTGCAGCACGACCGGGGCCGCTGTTCACCGCAGCGTCAAACACAGCGTAGTCAACGCCAGAAGGCAGGTCGTCGCCCTTGATCTTGTCCCAATACTTGGCTTTGTACATCGGGCCGACAATCTCGGGGGTCAGCGCACGCATGGCGCTCTCGTCGACATCGTGACCGACCCACTCCTCCCAGACCTTCTTGGTCACGCCCAAGTTGGTCATGCCGCCTGGGTCGGACGGGTGATTTACAAACCCGCCTTCATGGTGAAGGACGGCTGCAAGCGCGGGGTCAAAGTTGTCCTTCATTTTTTGGCCTTCATGTCCATGATTTTTTCAAGAGTGCGGCCACCAAAGTAGAACGACATCACCAACATGCCCCACTGCCCGAGCAGCTCGACATAACTTTTGTTGGTGTCGTAATCAAATGCCGACATCATGGCAAAGGTGAAGTATCCACCAAGGATCAGCAGCAGCGTCATGGGCCTGATGTTCTTGGACAGCCAAGAGTCGCTGCCCATGTCCGCTTTGAGGCGGTCGGTCAGGTTGTTTTGCTCAGTCTTGTACAGGTCGGTTTCGTTGGCCATCTTGGCCAGTTCACCGTCCTGGGCCATCTTTGCCAAGTCGAGCTGGGCCTTGGCTTTGGCCTCTGGGTCTGGGATCAGCTTGTCGATCAGCTTGGTGCCGACATCAAGAAGTGCTGCGAGTGGAAACATATCAATTACCCCTTTTGGTCAACATTGCGCTGGCGATCTCCAGCATGAATTTTACCTGTTGAATGTCTGTTGGTGGCTCTGCCCACCCGACCGTGACCTGCCCAACAAATCGGTGGCTGTCTGGCGGTACGCTGACCCGGCAGGTAAACATCACGCCCTTTTCCAAGTACCAAAGCCCCACCTCAGACTGAGCATAGCGGTAGTCGCCACAAGGAATCTCGTTGGTCATCAGCTTGACCACATCAGCGTTGTTGGCAGAGTTTTGGCTAAACAGCCCCACATCAATGTCTTCAATCGTCTTGTCGCGCCCGTCCTTGGTATAGGCTTTGTACAGCACCCGGCTGTTGAACAACGGGTTGACCTTGAACACCGCCACCACGGTTGCGCCCGTCTTTTTGAGCAGCATGGAACTGGCATCATCGGCCCTTGCAGCGTTGATCTCCGGCAGCTTCTTCGATTCCTTGTAAGCGTCAAACATGAAGGTCTGGTTCTGCCAAAGGAAGTACCCGGCAAAGGCCACCACACCCATGATGAGGATGGCAAACAGCTTGAACGGGCTGTCCACATAGGTCAGCACCTTGTCAATGATGGACTCAGGCTTTTCGCTCATCGCAGGTGCTTCATGTAAAGAACAATGCCGCCCACCAGCAGGGCAGTCAGGATAACAACCCCCACGCCAATGGCGATGTACTCAGCCATATCTTCAAGCTGCCGCTGCCGCCTCTTTGCTTCTCTGGCGGCTTCTTCCTTGGCCTCCCTGCGCCTGCGTGCAGCAGCGGCTTGGAACTTCTGCCAATCCTCCCACATGCCGGGTCTGCCTTCGTAGACCATCCGTTCACGCAACTCGACTTCTTGCGCGTTCAGTTGCTCCAGCGCCATGAATTCTTCCATGTCGGAGCCGCCGCCCTTTTTGGTGGCTCTTTCTTGGATGATCGCCTTGTTGTCGAAGTAGTCGAACACCCGCGAGCCAAGCGCAGACAGCTCCTTGCCGTTGGCTAAAGCGCCTTTTATTACTGCAAAGGCAGCATTAGCAGCAGCAAGTTCAGCCAACATACAACACCTCAACAAACACTTTGGCGCACCAGACCACCATCCCGCAAAGGAGGGCCGCCGCAATAAAGCTAACGGCCCAGTCTTTCATGTCACTTTCAACCCGTGGTTTTTCAAAAAGTCCAAAAGAATGTAGCCAATACCGACAATTCCCGCCCACACAAGCCCGGTGATACTTTTCTCAATGACTGCATCACGGAAGCGTATTTTTCGAGCTTCCGCAGAAATGGCCAGCCGAACCCACTGAAGTTCTTCTTCACTGAGTTCGTAACTTTTGACCGACTGAACCGCTGCCTCAATTTCAGCAATTAAGATAGCTCTTTCTTCTGGCGTCATTTTTTCAACCTTTGGGACATTTATCAAATTGCCGATTTTTGAAAAACGATAGGGTCAATCATACGTTTCCCCAAGGCACGCCAGCGGCGGTCACAGGGTTCTTCTGCGATTCGATGTTCTGAGCCAGAGCAGCTTCAGTGGCATCTTTATCAACACCGTCAGACCAGCACCAGCCAAGAACGTCCTGCTCTGTAACCTCATCGTAAGGTGTCAGGTCAACATTTTCTTCGGGTTTGCTGAATGAGCAAGTCGAATAGATTGAGGCGCTGTAGTCACCGTCAGTCGCTGTCGCAGTCCAGTGGGCTGTGGTGATGAAATCGTCTGCTGTCAGACGGTCGCACTGGTTAATTTTCCAAGTGGTGGTCATGATGATCCCTTACTTTTGGTTAATGGGTTGAGTGGTGATGATACGGAGCAATGTGACAGCGACAGCGATGGCTACGCCCACCAGCATCTGGTCGGTTGGACTAAGCGGGAGTAGGCCGACATAGCCCTGCAAAATAGACAAGACCGCAAGGATGATGGAAAACCACACCGTCTTTGATTTGAGCAGTTGTAAAAGCATGCTGAGTCCTTCAAAAGTAAGAGCAGAAAAAACCTAGAGCGCCGCCAGCCGATGTGACCAGCGCATCCCAGATGTCAGGGGTGTGATTTTCCTTGTTCAGTGCGTCATAGAGTTCTTTGACAAACCCTGCAATCACAGCAAAGGCTAGCGCATAGGTAGCGCCAATGAACGGCAAGGCCACAGCGAACAGCACCACCCCCATCAGGCAGTGCATTACTTTGTCTGCGGGGGTACTGCCCAAGCGGGTGAGGGCTTGCTCAATCATGGTGGCCCTTAGACTGAGGTGATGGTCTGCCAAGCAGCGCCAGTGTAAACACAGAGCTTTGCCAAGGTGGTGTCAAACACCATCAGACCCGCAGCAGGAGACGCAATAGCGTTCTTCTGTGTCGTGGTCATGTTGGGCATCCTCACGCCCTTGGTGGTGCTTTGTGCGTCTAGGATGGCTGAGGCTGAAGGCGAACTCGTCCCAATACCCAGACCTGTGCTGGTCAGGCGCATTTGTTCGGAGCCGGATGCGTTAAAGGCAATGTTTGTTGACGTAGAAGAAGCGTTAACATTCATTGAAATTGGGCCAGAATCAATGCCCAGATAAAAAACATCGCTAGAGTTGATGCCCATCAAACGAACAGTACTACCACCACTTGATTTTCCGTAGTAGTACTTTGAATTGTTTAAAATGATACCGCCTGTAGTCGCTAAGTCAGTCCCATCAAACGTCAGCGCAGACCCAGAGGTCAGGACTTTGGAAGCGTTGAGGTAGGCCACGCCGTTGGCTGTGCCAGCCGAGAGGGGCGCTGCTTGCAACTCGCTCAGAGCAATCTTCTTTGTCGTGCCTGACGCTGACATCGTGGTGTCTGACACATCCACAATTGCCAACTGGTCGCCTGCAACCGCGTTCGCGCCTGTTATGGCGGTGAGTTGGGTTATTTTCTTGTCTGTCATTTAGAACTCCTGTAAAAGAAAATCGCCGTCTTCCAACAGCATGTTAAAACCAGCCTCGTCTTCCAGGTTGTATCTTATTTCATCTCGGTTGACGGGTATGAAGCCACCGCTGTCTGTTGACCAAGGCTTATTGAAAGCCAAGTCCTCATACACCGGGATGTAGTTAAGCCATGCCTGAAGGCCCGAGACTGACGTCAATCTCGTCACCAATTGATAGCCATTATTGGCGTAGGTGTTCGACAAAACATCGCTTTCGATCTGCACACCTTTGACAGGAATGTAGTCAATCCAGGCTTTAAGGCCCGCAATGGAGGGTAGTATATAGACCACCATCGCGGCCTTGCCCCCCTGCGTGACGCTTATGAATGTACGTGGAATCATGGCATCCTCTTTGTTAAGCCGACAGCGCAGCAGCAAGCGCCGCCTTCTTCTTGATCACCAAACTGGTGGCCTCTTTGGCCAGCACGGTTGAGGCGTCTACCTTGGCCGCAATGCTGGACTGGTCCGCATCGCCAATACTGGCTTGCATTTGCGTCCAAGGCGCTGTGCCCAGGAACGCCCCTGACGCATTGAGCAGGGTCATGGTGGACTTGACGTTGGTTGACAGGTCTTCGTAATAGATTACCAGCGGCACCTCGTAGCCTACGGTCGTCGGCACGATGGCGTTGCCGTTCACATCCAAGTCAGCCATGCGGATTTTGTACGCTGTCGTATATGTCACGATAGTGCCAGCACTCATTGAGTACAAATCAGCGCTGTTACCAGCAGCCATCGCGCTATGCAGCAGGAAGCCACGGCTAACAATGTAGTAATCCAAACCAGCCACCACTTGATTGGGGGTGTACTGCTTCATGGTCCTGTTGATCGTGACCTCAATGGTCGAGCCGTTGGTCAAGCTGCTGAAACTTGCAGAAATAGCGTTACGGACAGTCGTATCAGTTGTCGTGTCTACCGCTGCCTCTGTCTCAAGCGACAGTGTGAACTTTTCCACCTCGGAGCCCAGCATGTTGAAAACCGTTGGCTTTGATCCGTAGTAGCTCGCTGCGATCCGCACGGCATCGGCTGGCTGCACGGTGATAACGCGAGCCGCTGACAGCGGAACCCACCCGGTTCGCAAGGTGCCATCGACCACTGTGCCGCCGACTGGCGTGCCGTTGATCGTGACATAAGTTGAAAGCAGCTTGTCTGTGCGCTCTTTGATCGTAACCCGAGTTCCCGCGCTGTCGGTGAATGTTGGAACAATCGTGCCGTTGTTCGTAATAGTTCCAGTGCTCTTGAAGTTAGAGCCGGTAATGGTTGCACCAGAACTGACCGTGATGCTGATCGCACCAAAGCTCACATCCGTGCCAACCTGCGTAACGGGCGTGTGACTCAGGCCACGCCAGAAAGCAGCGTCAGCGTTGTCATAGGCCAGTTTGAACAGGTATTCGGCCATCTGTGCCACGGTTGCCGATGTTGCTACCGTCAGCGTGCCGTTGCCTGTGGTGTCAAAGCTAAATGGTGCTGTGACCACGCTGGCGTAAGGTGTGGTGACAAAGGCGGACTTAGACAGCACAGCAGCAACAGTCACGCCAGAAGTTCCGGCGTTGGTCTTGACATCGTAGGTTGTCGGCGTTGACGGATAGCCAAAGGCCAACACGCTCACTTGATACTGTGATGTGTCGGTGTAGCCTGTGCCTGATGCGTTGTACGCCACGCCAGAGCCTACGGACGATTGTCGGACCTCGGAACTGGTAGAGCCTGTGAAAGTTGTAACGCTGCCCGTTGTTCCGCCGTTCAATGGCACTATTACAAGTTTTGCGTCGGTGATGTTTGCGCCAAGCGGAGTCTTTGCGGAAACGAACAGTGTGCGGAAGATTTGTTTGATGCCAACAAGTAGCCCGCCGTTGCTGTGATACAGAGCCTGGGGGTCAACGGACTGTAAGACAAGAGTAGATGAGACCGCATACGTATCTAGCTGCGTAGCAGTTTGGCGTAGTAGTCGAATTGCGCCCGTTGTCGCATTCAGTACACGGCAACCCACGTTTGTTGACAATGGTTGAACGGTGGTCAGTTTCAGCCCATCAACCTCAAAGGCGCCGGGAAGTTTGAACCGAGTCAGCGAAGAAGTGCTAAATGCTGCATGAGTGTGCGTGTGAGTGTAAGATTGGTTATTACCCGTTGCCAGCAACACGTTATTGAACACGGTCGGGTTTGTCTTGGTGTTTGGTACATCCAAGTCGTTACGGCCTGACTGGTCATATATGACGCTGCCAGAATCGTGCAAGAAAGTACCAAGTCCAACAATGCACTGAGCTGCCCGGGATGGCGTATTAAATTGGTCATAGCCAAACGCAGCGGCGTTTTGTCGGTAGTCGATATGCACGCTGCTTGTTGCCAGTTTCAGAGTAATGTCGTACTTTCCCAGCGTGACGTTTGCAGCAGCAGCGTAAGCCCAGTTAACGTGAGCATTGTTCTGCACGATCACGTAGTAGTTGCCCTCTCGTTGTTCTGTCAGAGTTCCGCTGACTGCGTAAATACGGGCTGTACCGCCTGAATCAAACACCAATGTGTTGCCTGTGCGAGTGCAGCCGACTGATGCAAAGGCAGAAGCCAAGTCATCCAAGTTGCCAGAGCCTGTGACTTCGTAGCTGTTGGCAATGCCTGCAATTGTTTGTGCGGCTGAAAGTGTGAATGGCATTATTCAGCCCCTTTGTGATTGTTTTGATCAGCCGTGACCCTGTGCAGCACACCGGGGTGCATGCGCCAGGGCTCGGTGTGGCCCATGATGGCGGCGCAGACTTCGCTGCAAAACCACTTGCGCGGGTGTTCGCCCCTGATGAATGGCAGCACCGAGCGCACGCAGCCGATGAGGTCGTAGGGCTGACCCGCGTGTTCGTCGGCAAAATGCCAATAAGCGCCCTCGCTCACATGAGGCAGTGCGATCACATCCCACTTGTCGGGGTTCAGCTGCATGTGCTTGACGCGCACGCCGTGGTCCATGCCCGAACTGCTTAGGCAGTCCACCGGGCCAGCGAACGGGTCGCCAAGGCAGATTTCGGAGTGGCTGTATTGGCTTTTAGTCACAAAGCGAATGGCGCGATTCACCAGCCCGTGCAGACCCGGCTGTGTGCTTTTGTAGCTTGCAAGGTAAATAGCCATTACTCAAACCCCCCCGGTGATTTCGTAGGTTGGCATATTTTACCTGAGTCAGCTATAAGCAAAGGTTGTTAGGTTGCCGCCAACGTCATAGGTGAACGTCTTGACCAGGCTAATCCCGGCAGGCGTTGCGCCCGACAAAGTGACAGAAATGAGGTCGCCGCCAACGCTGTAAGCCAGTGTTTTTACCACCCCGTTGGCATATGTGATGCTCGTCAAATCGCCGCCCACGTTGTAAGCCAGCGTGCCGCCCGAAGAATCAAGGTTCTTGTTTACCGTGTCGAAGGTCTTTTGGACAAAAATCTTAACCAGTTCAGCCGTGTCTTGGGTCTGCTTCAAAACACTGAACGAGTTGCTGCTGGAGCCACTGAACAGGTCTAACGACCCTACGTCAATCTCGCCACCGTTTGAAAGCCGCAAAACCAAGCTGTTGTCAGCGGAGATATAGGCATCCACAATCGAGACACCATCACGCCCGTCTTGGCCGTCAACACCATCTTTGCCACTCTGGCCATCTCGGCCCGGTAGGCCGTCACGACCCGCAGGCCCGTCCTTGCCGTCCTTGCCGTTTACCCCGTCAGCGCCTGCGCGGCCATCTACCCCGCTTGCCCCGTCTTGACCCCGCGGGCCAATAGGCATTTTAAGCACTTCATTTACGTTTTCACGCAGCTTGGCAAACTCCCTGGCCAATACAAGGAGGTTGGTATCAGCCATTTGCAGTGTCTTTCATCACGTCCTGAAACGCGCTGTTTTCACTGTTTTTGGCTTGCATCTGCATCAAAGTGATCTTTTCGTTTGAATTGATTTCCTTCTCTTTCAGCGCCAAATCAGCCAACTTCAAGCGTCGCTCAAAGTCCTTGCTTTCGTTGTCCTCATTGAGGTTGTTAGACAACGCAGCAATGACCTTGGCCTTGGCAAGCTCGGGGGCCAACTGAGCGTCCACCGTAGCCTTCTGAGCCTCAGCTTGGGTCTTCTGTACGTCAGCTTGCTTCTGAGCCATCTCCATCTGCTGTGCTTGCTGTTGCATTTGCTGCGCCTCAGGGTTGGGCTGGCTCATCTGGTCGAGTGCTGCCATCAACTCATAGCGGTTGGTCAGACTGGAGTTGTTCAAGATGCCCTTCAAGATCAGCGGCAGCACCGGGGTGTTTGGACCCAGTGTCTGGAGCAAACCAATGAATTGCTGCTGCTCGTACTCACGGGCGATGATGCCCAGCGTTGCCGTGGGGATGAACTTCATGTCCACGCTCGGGTAACGCTCGGGATCGAACTGCATGTACCGGAACGCCGCTTTTTGGATGAACGGGATCAGGAAATCTTCTTGGAAGTTCACCAGCGTGCGCTTGTACTTCTTGATGATCGTGGCCACTGCCATGCTCATCCCCGCGCCGTCACGGTTGCCTTGGCTCACCATGCCCTGGCTGTCCAACGTGCCCGTGGCCTGCAACAACATGCGCTCGAACTCTTTGGCCGTGTTCAGGTTGTTCAGACTCGTCTCGCCGAACTTGAACGGGTAGAGAATCTCAGCCGGGTTGCCGTTGACCATGAACGCTTTGCCCGGCTTGACCTCGAACCGTGCGCCGCGCGGCAGGCGGGTGGCGTCCATGCCCATCATGGGGCTGGTCGTCAGCGCCAGTGAGTCCAAGTGGCTACGCACCTGGGCGTCAATCGCCTTTTGCATGTTGTAGGACTTCTCCACCGTGCCACGGCCAAGCAGGCGGTTGGGCACCGTGTCATCTTGGTAGCTGATGACCGGACGGTCCTTCATCATGTAGGGGTTTTCTTCTGCTTTTAGCAGCAAACCGTCGTTGGCGATCACAACAATCGCCTCCACCATGTCCGAATAATCCTCGGCTGCGCTGTCTTCGGGGAACAGTTCCTCGACCTCAACGTCTTTTTCCGTCAGGTATTCGCGGGGCACCAGGCCGTAGTACGTCAGCAGGCGCACCTTTTCGTCGCGGTACTGGCTCAACTCCTGCGTTGGCTCCAGATCGGTGTCCTCATACGTCTCTTTCTCTTCT